AACCTAATGGTTCACTTTGTGCAACGCTGGGCTTGTTCCTAAGTCCGAATCTTTTTATATTTTTGCTTGCATTAACATCTCTATCATGTACGGTATTGCATTGGGGGCAAGTCCATTCCCTATCTTTAAGAGCTATGCCTTATATTTTGGACATGGAATTTTGTTGTTCTTTATTCGGAAATATCCTATATTTATATGCTTTTAACATCTATTTTTTTATATGTTCTATATATAAATATATAAAAATTTTATAAAATTGAATTTATTCGTAACTATTTTAAAAAATTTTCGTATATTTGCAAAAGCAAACACCAATTCATCCCATCCGCACTTCGTGACGAATGGGTTTTTTTGGCGAAAACTTTATAAAAAGACAAAAAAATGTAACTTTTTGCTTAATTTTCCGTATAATTTAGTAGAAACGAACACTTTGAGCTATGAAAAAGATTTCTTTAATTTTAACGGTTTTTTTGACTTTTTTGGTTGTATTTTCCTCCTTTGCTCAAATAAAAGAACAAAATATCATAAAAAAGTCTAAGGATAATAATGATATTATTTATCCATACTTCATTAATGAAAAGAATTCAAATCAATTGAATTCTTTAGTTGATTCTTGTCTAAAATCTTTGGATATTGAATGCAACAACTTTTTAACCATTGAAGAATACAAGATTATCAAAAATACCGAAAATTTATTGGTTATACAATTTAAGTATAGGATTTACATGAGTTGTATTACCATGAGATGTGTTTATCACAGAGAATTGTATATAAACACCAAAACTAACAAGTTAATTCAAGTCAAAAACTTTGAAGAAGGTTAATTTTTGTTATATATCTCCATTAAAGTGTTGCAAATCTGCGCAACCCTCAAATAATTATTATTTCCATATATACGGTCAGACCACATTGGTGTCATACATATGCTTATTGTTTTAGATTTAATTGCTTCTAAGCTATAATCTAAGTTAATTATAACTTTATTGCGGTCAATAGAATGTGTAGCACTATGGTTTGTCAAATTACGTTTATAGGCAATAGCTGGAACTTCTGGATATGAAAATAAAGTATCCCACTCATCGCTTCTTGATACACTTAATAAAGCTTCATTGAGTGAAGAGCTTGCAGCAGATTTCCATGTTTGTAACATAGTATTTACCTTATCGATTGAGGCATTTTTTAAATCAGTTAACAAATTACCATAAGTATTTCTCCACGTTAATTGAATATAACCCCTTCCTCTAAATTTACAGAAATCGCAATGATAAACTATATTTGTTGCATATCTTCCTTCATATTTTACTGGGAATCCAACCTGTTGACCTGTCCAAGCTGGAAGTTCTGCAAATAAATTTCTATTATAATATCCAAGTGCTTGGAATCTTTTCTTAAAGAAAGGATCTTTAAGACATTCCTTAACTGTTTTATTTGGAGATTTGTTATATGATTGTTTTGATGTTATTTTTAATCCGTTTCTTTTTATTGCTTCTCGTCTGTTAAAAAAGTAAGATAAATAGCCATCTTCAGAAGCACTGCCATTACCCACAGACTCTGACAAAGTTGTTTCCCACATAGATAAAATTTCTAAAACATTAAGACTAGCATCAGCTTTAGTTGATAATTGTGGAATAGCATCAAACAATTGAACACTTGTTCTTAACAATTTTCCTTTTACTGGATTCAAATTTTGATTATTTGTTCCCCTTTCCACTGCAAATTGTCCAATACCAGCCTGTGTCTTGTTGAAAAAGTCTAAAAATGTAGAATATTTTCCCTTTGTAATATCTGTTACAAAATTGTCCATATCAGCCAGGCTTTCTATTTTGTAATCTTTGATAAAATCAATAAAATTTTGTGTAATATCACCATCTGTAATTGTTTCTGGGCTTGTACCTGCGCCATTTCTGGTAGCGTCTACGAGCGAACCTATGCTTGTTGTTATACCAACAGTCCTTGGCGCAGAAACTCCAGAAAGGGCTTCTAAATCGTCAAGTGTAACAGGGGGAATTCCTCCATATCCACCTTTTGTATTGAATCTCATTCTAATCCCCTCAATGCTAGTTGACATATCATTTGGGGTTATACTATGACTTACTTTTAAAATTTGATATAACCCTCCAAACATTGGCATTTTTTGAATAAAGAAATATTGCATTGGGTAAACCTGAGCATTTCCAAGCATTTCTATTTTAGCTTTATAACTTCTCCCCTCATAAACTGGAAGCATAGAACAGTCCATAGATACCTTATGGTCTGAATTTTCTTTATCTACAAGTTTTTGTAAATTTAATATACTTTCTGCGGTTGGTTTTGTAGAATCTGTTCCAACATTAACCGATTTTATAATTTGGTTATCTACCGCTCCAAAATTAATGGATATGGCATTATTTCCAAATTGTTCATTATTCATAAAATCAGTAATATATTCAGTACTATCATTACTTAGTTTTGTCCTTGTTTCTGGAGTAGGAGTAAAAATTACATGAAAATAATTCCTTATTTGATCATCTCCAGCATATGTAGGATATGGCTTATAAATTTCATTTATATTATCACTATTAGCATCTCCTGGAAACGGAACAAACACAAAATTGTTTTTTGTACAGAGTTGTTGTATTAAATTCAAAGTTGTTGTATTTCCATCGGGCTTATATAGTGGTTGAATATTAATTATAGATTTTTTAACATTAACTTTTTTACCTGTTTTATTAACTGACGCAAGTGGATAATCATACACAAAAAGAGTAGCACCATCCTTTTCTCCCAAATCAAAATTTTTTAATGCCTTTGTTCCATCTCCTCGCTCTTGATGATTCTCACACAAACCATATTCTTTTTCTAACAACAAACCTAAATTTTCTCCATCTTTGGCCTCATATCTCGAACACATTTTCTTGCTAGAAACAGATGATGCAATAATTTGCCACTGATGAAATATTGTATGCATTTGTTTATAAAGAGCTTCCCTGGCTTCACTTGCTTTTCCAAAAACACTTGCTATTATTTCACTTTTTTCGGTTTCAATCTCATCAAATTTTTCTAATATAGCTGTACACATTGTTTTTAAGGCTATTCTTTGATTTAACGGCCTTAAATCTCCCGCCAATGAATTATATCCAGTCTTAAAGAATGGTCCAAAAACTATATCATGTGCATTTGGTGCTATATCAACAGAAGACGGCACATGCGTATAAACTGCAAAAGACAAATTCTTAGCAGCCACCTCTCCTGATGGTTTTGTTGCTGATGATTGAACTTTTTTTGTTTGTAAATATTCATCAGTATTTACTTCTCCATTAATTTCACGAAAAGTTTTGCAAATTGAATAATTTAAACACCTGTTTGCTTCTATTTGTTCATTAATCAACTCCACAGAATGTGAAGTGTCTCCGCCCTTATCACTGCTTTGCCAATCTTGTATTGGGACATAACCAATTGGTTCGTCTTCATCTTTCAAATCTTCTTCCGAAGTTGCATCCTGTACCATTATTTCTTTTGTGCTCGCAGCATCAGATGCATTATCAAATAAAACAAAATAATATTCATTTGTAGAAACTTTAGGAATTGACCAGTATAACCCATTGTTTATTACTACTTTTGCCGTAAGTGTCGAGGGGTCTATTAGCGCAGAATTGCGAAAAGCGGGGGAATCACCAGTTGAAGAAAAATCACTCATTGGAGTTGAATTATATAGTCCACTTCCAATTACACCTGAGTTTGTTGCCGTGGTTGCCGTTTTTTGTACTGGCAACAAATTAGTAATTAATTGTGCAAGAGTTAATGTTGTTGATGCTGATGTAATTCCAACTTCACCAACAGGGACTGGAAAACTCATTAAACCTGGTGCAACGGCATGTCCAAAACCGTTTAAAACATCTTCAAACTCTTTATATTTTTTCCCATCTTTTAACACTTGCTCGCCTATATCAGTGTGTAAATTATCATCAGAATCAGAAATAAGTCTATGGAAAAAATAACAGAACCTTTTCAAACTTGCTTTGTCTTCAAAAGACATTTCCCCTAATATATCTTTTGTTAAATTTTCCATATCTAACTTTGCCAAAGAAGCTATTGATTCTGCGCCATCTCTGTCATTTTGAAAAAGGTTTGTGTTATAATCTCCAGGCACAGCAGGGTCATTGCTCCTTGTAATGTAAGCAATTATTCCAGAACGAATCAACACATTTTCTGCAATATTCGAGTAAAATGGTTTATAAGGATTTGGTCTTATTCCTTCTAGGTTATTTATCCTATTTTTTATTTTATCATCCGAACCTGCTGCGACTTCATCGCTCAAAAGATTATCTGCAATTCCTTCTCCTATTGCCTCGATAAATTTTTCAACAAATGCCATTTCACATTCTTTAACTCCATAATCCTGAGATGGTCCACTCCCAAGTTTTTTTGCATCGACCATATCCATTGCTGGAATTTCTTCTCCATCATCATTTATATAAAGAGGAAAGCATTGACCTATTAATTCTTTTTTTCCATTATCTCTTACGTCTTGATTTTTTACATAACCATCAAATCCTGCTTGCAAAATACTTCCAAGAATAAATCCAGAATCTCTTGCAATTTGTCTAAAAATTTCTCCTATTGTTAGTTTTGATATTTGAGATTTTGTTGATGAGTAAACCCTTCTTTTAATCTCAGTATCTATTGCATCTATATTTGCTTCAACTATATTAAAAAGTTGTTTTTTATATGCTGCTATTTGGGTATCTTTTTTTCCGTCTATATCTCCATTTTCTTTTACACTACTTAATTGAATTTTTCCACCACCTAGAATAAATGTATTTGGAACACTGTCGGCATTAGAATCTGCAGCTTTTTTTATGTTAAATTGCAAATAGGAATCTAACTTTTTATAATTATTTGTATTCTTGTACTTTCTTATTAATTCATCTTCGTTTTCCGTAGCTCCTTCTGGAATACATACAGTTAAATTTGTAAAACCTTGTATTGGTATGTTATTTACATAACCTTTAATTGGGTCTCCAAGTGTTATATTCTTTGTTCCAAGTGTTGCCATGCTTAATCCATACTTTATACTCCCCATTTGTTTTAACAGCAATTCGAAATCCTTTGTTTCTTCTGTAGTTTTTGTTTCAACCCTTTTTCCAACTCTGATAAAAGAAAAAACACTATCAGTTTTAAAAACACTATCAGTTTTAGAAATACAATTAGAACCCATATCCATGGATTCTTTATTCCCATAGGCTTTATAACGCAATTTTTTACATGCAAGCAAATATAATGCTGGCAAGTCTGCCAAAAACCCCCATTGATTTGGAACAAAAGAACATTTTATTTCATAACTTCCATCAGAAGGTGTATATGTAACATTTGTAGTTTTTAAATTTAATAACCATGTAACTTTTCTTCCCAGGTAGCCTTTGAAAGAAAAAATAAATTTTGGTGGTGGCCAGTTAAATAAAACTGATGTATCTATTTCATCATCTGAACCTCTTTGAGTTCCAAAAAGTGTGTTCCCATATAAATCCTTAAAAGTTATATCAATAACAGGCTGAAGGGAGGTACTTATTTCTATGCTAACATCGGTAATTCCGAATCCAATATTCTTCCTATAGAAAGCAGTATTAAAAGTCTTTCTACCAGTAAAATCATATGATGTGCCATCAATACAAGTCATAAGATTTACACTTAAGTATAAATCTCTCATATTAAAGTTGTCGGGTGTTTGTAGGGTTCCCATATTATCCCAAATTTTTCCTTGTAATTATTTTTTTCTGTACTTCTTCTAATACATCTAATTTAGGCCAAGGAATTCTTATAGTTGTGTTGTCTGGAATATCAAATTCACATTCATATTCTGGATTCGCCCACAATATCAATTTCCAAAAACTTTCATCATTATAAATGTCACCAGCCAATCTATCCAATCTGGTTAAATTTTTATTATATACAATTTTCTTATCAGTTAATCTATAGTCAATATCAACTGGTGGCATACTATCTAATGAAGATTGCCTTGAATTTAATAATAATGTGCTAAAATTAAATGCCATAATCGTTTTTATAAATATAATAAATAAAAAAATTAAACAAAATAGTTATTTACCATATGTTGACATATTGCCAAAAAATCCATCTTTGTCAGTTGATGTTAATGGAACGCCACCAGAAGCCCCAGCTGGACCAACAATGTTAAAGTTTATAGTTACACTTGCCCACATTGGTTGATTTTTTCCCTCAACCAAAGTCCATGGAGCGTCTGTGTAATCATAACTTACGCTATTAACAATAATATCATGGTTAAACCAATCGCCCAACTTTAAGTGACAGACTGGGGGTCTTGTAAATGAAAATCCACTTCCTTTATACGTTCCAGTTGCTTCATTGTATGATACATTAATAGTATTTTTAGCTGGCCTTGTAAGTTTTGCGAGAAATTCCATTTTCTTTTTGAAGTCTACCAAATTCCCAGAAAAATAAGCTGGTTGAAATACTAGATTCTTTATCATCTCTTTAATTCTTTTAACGTTATCTGATGGTTTAGATTCAACATAACCATCTACACCATCCTTTTCTTCATTCATTAAATAATCATACACATTAGTTACTGAATTATTAGATTCTGAATAATTAATTTTAAAAGAGTTCCTATAAGCCTCTTCTTTTGCAGAATTCAGAGCATTTGTAAATTTTTTATTTGTAGAAGAAGATTCACTGCTATCTGCTTGTTCTTCTTCTTTAGAATCGCCGCTTTTAGAATCACTCGATGATGTTACAGAAGTTTCTCCATTCTTAACTTCTCCGTCAGTTCCTCGTGCAGCACTTGAATCATTAGAAGTTGAATTTTCTTTTTTGCTTTTTTCTTTTTCTTTTATATCTCTTTCAGAATCTTTTGATATGCCTTCTAAAAATGAGCCCACAAGTTGTTTGTAAGAAGATATATCTGTAAAGTTTCTATTTATTGGAATTTTAATGTAATCCATATTTGCATCTTGAGTTCTTCCAAGTAAAACACTTTCTGCATAATCTGTAAGAACATAAAAAGATATACCTCCGTCTCTTGATGAATTATTATAAGTATAAACAGCCTCTGGTCTTCCAAGAAAATTAGTAGAATTCCAATTTGCAGAATCAGAATTGTGAAAACTATTAATATAAGGGGGGAAGAACATAACTCCATCTTCCCCACCAGATTCAGTTATAGCATAATTTTGAATACTGAACAAGAGACTACCCGCTTCCCTCGGAGCATAAGGATTTTGTATTGTATATTTTTGATAACCTATTCTTAAATTGCCTTTATCCACTTTATCATATCCTAATATATAAGACTTGGGTGTATGTGTATATGGTATTCCTTGGATGTCTTTATAATTGTCTGAAAACTTAACATCTTTTGAAAATGCTATATCCCTTAATATCTTTCTTACCCCTTTTGTTGGCGTAGCAGAATCAAATCCACCATCTTTTTTTGTTGGCGTAGCAGAATCAAATCCACTATCTTTTCCATGTACTGGGTTTCCAGGAATTGTTTTTGCTGCGATACTTTTATCTTTTGACCCATATTTTTCATCAAATTGTGTTTCAACATCTTTTTTAAAATAAGGAACGCCAGGTGATGTTAAAGATTTTGCAGAAATATTTGTAATTCTTTCCATTCTTTTTGTATTGAATAGGTCAAAATATAACTTCAATTCTTTAATGGTTTGCATATAATCAGCTCCTCCAGTTTCGTTTGGAGAAGTAAGATTGTTTATTTGGTCAGCTATAGTAACTATGGTTTTCGCTGGTCTTTCCGTTTCAAGTCCTCCAGTGTCGCTAAGAGAGAATGGGTTTGAATATTTTAAATACTGTCTTATTAGATTGTTGACATTGTTTTCAGGCAATTTTTGGCCTTTTTCGTCTTCGGGTTTGGATTTATCAAAATTAAAATTTTGTCCAGTAATTCTTTGGTTGTTGAGATTATAATCAATTTTTTCATTTAAGGTATTATATACTACTGTTCCCTCAGAATCATAAATAGAATAAGGTTGTAAGATTCTTTTATATGCCAACGCATTATCTGTTGCCATCATAAGGTTTCTTAAAATTGGAGAAGTTATGTTTGAATAATTTTTAACGCTAGAGTTTATAATATCTGCAGTATTCATTGGAAGTGCATCCTGTTCTGTAACGTCAGAAACAGAAGGCACTTTCATTGTATTGCTCAAAAGCATTCCCCCTTGACCATATTCTAAGTTTCTTCCTTCAGTATAATAATTAGATTGACCTTTATATTTGTTTCTCATTGTTAACAAATTTCTAAAGACCAATCCTTGAGTCCAAACTCCAGATACACCAACAAATAATGATGTTCCACCTGGTCCAAGAACATTAACTCCTAACATTCCCATTCCAGTATTTTTATTTAAATTTCTTATTCTTTCATTTTCTGCACTGTTTGCACTTCCATATTCATCATAATGTCCATCAATAGTTTGATGCGATGGAACATTTTTTGATAAATTAAAATCTCTTTCGCCGTCGGAAGAACTTTGTTGACCATATTGATTTTGATGTGTGTCAATAGTTTCATCACCTGGTACATTTGCAGCTAAATTATTGTTGTGATACTGAGTAGAATCAGTTTGTAAATCAGATGTACTTGGAACATTGCTTGTCAAGTTTGCATCATGGTATGGAACAGAATCAACTTCCAAATTTGAAGTGCTTGGAACATTGTTTGCCAAGTTTGTATCATGATATGGGACAGAATCAACTTCCAAATCCGAAGTGCCTGGAACATTGTTTGCCAAGTTTGTATCATGATATGGGACAGAATCAACTTCCAAATCCGAAATACTTGGGACATTGTTTGCCAAATTTGCATCGTGGTATGGAACAGAATCAACTTCTAAATCCGAAGTACTTGGAACATTATTTGCCAAATTTGCATCGTGGTATGGAACAGAGTCAACTTCTAAATCAGATGTGCTTGGAACATTGTTCGCCAAGTTTGCGTCATGATATGGAACAGAATCAACTTCCAAATCGGTTTTTATTGAAACATTGTATGACAAATCACCATCCCTATAAGGCTGAGAATCCTTTTCTAAATCGGTTACAACAGGAGTATTATATGACAAATCGCCATCCCTATAAGGAACAGAATCTTTTTCCAAATCTAAATCTTTGATTACATTATTTGATAAATCTCCGTCCCTGTATGGTTTTGATTCTTTTTCTAAGTCATGTTTTATTTCAACATTATTAGACAAATTTCCTTCCCTTGTTCCTTTTAAATCTTTCTCAAGGTCTGTTTCTTTGGGAACATTAAATGACAAATTAAGTTTTTGATAATTTGTTGAATCAGTTGCTAAATCAGTTATTCTTGGTGTATTGTTTGATAAATTTTCTTTTTTAAATTCAACAGAGTCTGTTTCTAAGTCTGATTTTTTGAATTTATTATAAGATAAGTCTCCATTTCTAAATTCTTGAGATTCTTTTTCTAAATCATGCTTAATTGAATTATTATTGGATAAATCAGCTTCTCTAAAAACTTTAGAATTTTTTTCAATATTACTTTCTTTTGGAGCATTATAGGATAAATCCGATTTCCTAAAATAAATAGAATCTTTCTCTAAATCAGAAACACCAGGAACATTATTAGATAAATTGTCCTTTCTGGTTCTTTGAGAATCAATTTCCAAATCGGTGTTTTTTGAATCATTGTTGGATAAGTTATTTTTTCTAAACTGTCCCGATTCTTCTTGTAAGTCGGTTGTTCTTGAAACATTATTAGATAAGTTTTTGTCCTTGAAATTTTCAGAATAAAGGCCAATGTCCATTTCCTTAGTGTCATTATTGGATAAATTTTCTTTTCTAAATTGAACAGAGCCTGTTTCCAAGCTTGAGCCTTTAGATTTGTTTGCAGATAAATCACCTTCTCTAAATCTTCTGGAATCAACTTCTAAATCGGTTTCTTTCGAATCGTTTTTCGATAAAGCATCTCTTCTATAATTCTTAGAATCATCAATCAAATCAGAATTATTTGAAGAATTGTTACTTAAATTTGCTTGTCTATAAGATTCTTGTTTTTCGTTAATTTCTTTGTCAACATTTGGATTCGCTACATTTTTAGAAATGTTTTTTCTTCTTACCAGTTCTGATTCTTTCATTAAATCAGTAGTTGAACTTATGTTTTTGCTTAATAAATCCTTACGTTTTTTCTCAAATAAAGTTAATAATTCTACATTATCATTGTGCATTTTTTCTCTGGCCAACAAAGATTTTCTAAAATCTTCAGATTGTTCTTCCAATGAAAAATTCTTCTCAACAGCCTTTGCAAGTTGCTGTTCTCTTATATCTTCAGAAACTTCATTTAACTCTTGTTTAATTGGAGTTTCATTTTTGCTTAACAATTGACTCCTTACGGAAGGGTAAAAAACATCATATAGACTCTGGGGTTTTACCAGATTCTTAGACATAAGTTTATTTCTTATTTCAGACGAAAACTCACCAAAGAAATGGTTAATTTTGTCTTCCATGTTTTGTCTTTCTTCTTCGTAATCAAAATTTGTATACATATTAACTTGCTTTATCTATGTCTTTTACTATGTGTTCTTCTAATATTCTACCGTTAGGCATTTTTAATTGAACGATTAAAGTTTTTGTTCCGCCTCCGCCAGCTCCGCCAGCCCCACCTCCACCAGAAATTTTTCCAATTGCATCTATTACTGCAACCATTGCTGTTATTGCCCCACCAGCCAAAGAAGCCAATGCCATTTTTTCTGCAAATTCTTCTACTTTCGCTAGTTTTTCAAAATCTAGTTTTCCAAGTGTATCACTAAGTTTTAATATACCAGAAGCCATTGTATCCAACCCTTTTCCTCCCATTTCAAGCGCAAGCGCCAATGGTATCAAAACTAATGAGATTGCCAAAAGAGTCCCAATCATCAACATCATTCCAATAAGCATTATTGGATTTAAAAACAACATTCCAGCCAAAGCAAATGCCATAAGCCCTGCACTTACCGCCAACAAACCAACCATCATTGTTGGAAATACACTCCAATCTATTTCAGATAAAAGTTTAAGCCCTTGACCAAGTAAAAGCATTGATGCTGCGAACCCCAACAATGCGAGTCCAACCAATGCGAGCGCTGCTGCACCAATTAATAACCCAATCAATTGTGGTCCAGTTAACATAATCCCAATTGCCATTAAACCTATTATGATGAGCGCTAATATTCCAACTGCTATTAATACACTACCCCAATCAGCAGCACCCATAAACTGAGATATTGCATAAGCAAATGGAATCATTGCAAGTCCAACAAGTCCCATTGCAAGTGCCGTCTTTGCAACATCTTTTAATTTAATTTCACCACCTATCGTTGACATAATTTTTAATGCAATAGCCAATTCAATTATGGCACCACCAAAAGCCAATAATGCAACTGGGTCTGTTTGAGATAATAGCCAAGCAACCAAGGCAAGAGATGCTCCAATCATGGCAATCGTAAGAGATAATGCAAGTGCACCCCTAAGGACTTTTGCAGTTTTTTGTCCAAATCTTTCTAATCCTTCAGCTAAATTTGTTAAAAAATCCTTAAGCCCAGTACCAGATTTTGGCTTAATTTGTTCAGTTTCTCTAGCCGTACCAGTAGTTTTTGTCAAATCTTCTTGTGCACCACCAGTTTTTCCCATCATTGCTTGCTTAATACCGCCTTTTTTAAATATTGCTCCCCAATTTTTTGGATTCATGGCAAATGTTGCCTTTCCTAAAGCTGCGGTTAACATTGGCATTAAAGCAAATGCTGCTATCAATGCAACAATCCATGGTCCGAATGGTCCTAAAAACTTAATAAGCTTAATAATACCTTGAACTACCCATGTTAGCTTCTCAACAACTGGTTCTAAATAGCCCATTAAATTTACTAAGGAATCTTTAAGCGCTGTTACTGCTTTTTCAAAATTTTGATTTTCTTCCGCCTGGTCTTTAAGGTTTTCTGCGTTAGCCGCCTGTTCATCCAATTTTGCTTTAATATCTTCTTTGCTCATTTTCATCAATTCATCCACACTGCTTGCTCCAAAAATATTTCCTTCTTTAACCGTAAGTTTTCCATCTTTACCAATTTCTATGGCATCACTAATTTGTGCTTTTACAGCGTCCGAATCCAACCCTTTTACTGAGAACATATCCTCTGGAAACATTTCCAACTTCTTGTTGTCTTCTGCGTTTTTTTGAACCATTTTCTGAATTGAATCCAAAGATTGTCCTGTTGCATCGGCCACAATTTGTAAACGGTCTACATCCACTGGGTCAAATTCATATTCTCCAGTTTCTTTATTGAAGCTTCCAACATCTGCCCCCATTTTTGTTAATATTTTTTGCAATTCTTCTGGACCCTTTCTAGCTGATGCCAACAAATCCATTGGGTTAATATTTGCAAAGGAACCTCCAGCAAGTTGAAGTTCTGCAGCCATATCCATTGCACCTTCAATTGTTCTAGCTTTTTTCGCAACATCAAAAATTTCATCAACATTCATTCTAAGTCTTTCTGCTGTAGCAACCATTTTGGCCAAACTTTTTTCTCCGCCAACAAAACCCATTGTACGCATTTTTGTAATGTTCTTGGCCATCCCATCAAGAATTTTCTTCGAACTTACTCCAAATTTTTTAGCCTGAACATTGGCAAATTTCATTGTATCTGCGACATCTGCAGAAGAATGTCCAGCCCTCATCATTTCACCAGCTATGGTACCTAAATTTTCTGCCGAAACTCCTGTTGCCAATTGAACTTCTTTTAAGTCGTCTGCAGCCTTTGCCAAAACATCAAAATCAGTAGTTCTTAACTCCTCACCCATTGCACCCATAAACTCAGCAGTATCTTTCACACTCATACCAAACTCTGCTGTTTTTACTGTAAGCTCTGTCATTTTAGCGGAATTTTGAGTGAACATTATCCCAGTATCCTTCTGAGTTTGGTGGATTACAGCGTCAAACTCAAGAAGTTTGGGAATAAGAGTTGAGGCCAAATTTTTTCCTATTTCAATTAAACCCTTTTTGATATTTGCAGCTTCTTTGGTAGTTTCAGATAGCACTTTCTTTGTCTCTTCAGCTTCTTCAGTAAAGGCAAGCATGGCCACAGCATCTTGTCCAATAACTGCATTTATCTTATCGCTTGTTGCTAATATATCTAAAGCTTCATATCCATATTCTTTTAAAAGTTCATTAATCTTCCCTTCTCCAATTGCAGTCAAAAACCTCATTTTTTTGTTTTCATCTTCAATTTCATTTATAAACAATAAATCCCCAGACAATTCCTGGGCACCTTTTTGCTTAATATCTACTTCTTCTTCAAAATATTTTTTTGCTTTCTCCATCAGCTTTTCGCTGTCTTTTAATTCTTTAGGAATATTTTTAAAAACATCGTCCCATTTTTTTGATTCTTTTGCCCCCTCTTTTAAATCTTTAACCATTTTGCTTAACGATTCTTGATTTTTTTTGCTTGGAGTGAGATTTATTTCTTCAAAATCTTGAGAAATAAAATCTGATTGTCTTTTAAACGAATCTCTAAAGGATTTAGAAGCATCTTTAGCGGCCTTTTGAACGTTGGAGAATGCATTTTGAAATTTAATGTCCAAAGTTTTTCCTGCGGCTTTTAATTGAGCATCTATCTCTCTTATTTCAGCACGTTGTTTTGCCAATTCTTCGGTAGTTTTCGGAACTTTTTCAAACCAGTCTGCCCCAGAAATTCCAAAGATAGAAGAAGAAATACCATTCCAAGCATCTTTTTGCATTTGTGTCTGTTCAGATATTTTTTTGGCTGATTTATAGTATTGGTCAACAAGTGCTAATGCTTTTTTCATTTTTTCTACATCAACAGTGCCTAAGTTATTTTTATTATCTGCCATTTACAAAATATTTTATTATAAATATAACGGCAAAAAAATATTTTATAAACAAAAAAAAAGGAGATGCATATACGCATCTCCTTTTTTTAAAGTTAATGAATTTTATTTTTCACCTTTTAACCATTTGTATGAAGTTTCATTATCCATTGTGGAAAGTTTCGAATTGATGTATTTTTTAGCTTTCGAGGCATTTTTTGTGCTGTTTGAATCTAAACTATCAATCCAAGCAGTCTTTCTATAATCGTTAGCCATTTCTTCATTACTCATGGTTGAAAATTTGGAATCTCTATATTTCTTTGCCTTTTCAATATTGTTATTTTTACCAGAACCTGAAGAATTAGCAAGGTGACTTGAAATACTTCCACTGAACGTTATTTTTGCCCATGGCGTTCTAGCGTATTCTTCTTTAGTTAAACCACCCATAATGAATGTAAAGCTTAATCCTTTAAAGAAATAAAGAAGCACCACGATTCCACATACAAGCAGGAGAATTGTAACAAAAAAATCCAGCGTTGGATTTGTTGAAGCCCACTTTTCAATCTGTGGAATCCATTCATTTCCACTTTTTGGAGTGCCGAATTCATGCCAAATAAGGAGTGAACTCAAAGCCAAATAAATTATACCTTTTAACCGTAACATAACAATTTCGTTTTATCGTTTCTACTAATGTATACGGTATGCTACATAAAAAAGTTACACTTTCTCTTTACTTTTTTAATTATTTTGCAGCTTTTTTTATAGTAGCCACCGTTTGAGCAATCTTTTCTTTCTCATCAGGTTCTGATGTAGTTGGCTCTCCTTGAGGCTCTTCTTGGGAAGTTTTTGCCATATATTTGTTAATTTCCAATATTTTTTTCAATATATTTATAATCCACTTAAATGTTTGATTTTCAGCCTCTTTTAAAACATTTGAATTAAAAGCTAACAACCAAACTAAATCATTAAGTCCAGCCATTATTTTTTGAACATCTGGGTCAAAAATAAACTTACCTTTTTGATTATTAAACAAAGTTTTAAGATACTTCCAATTATCATCAGAATAACCAGTTATGGAACCATTTTGGATAAAGTATTTTAATTGAAGCAAACTGCTATAAAGTGAACCATCACTTATAGATTTCTGCAAATCAGCAACCTTTTGTTTAATTTCTGGGGTTTTTACAGATACTTGAAATTTTATTGGAACACCCTTAAGTGAAAAATATTTTGCTAAATTTTTGTCTTTAGAAAAATCTATTACATTTATTGCTTTTTGTGCCCTTGGAACAACTGGAGCAATAAATTTATTAACATCCAACGCTTTTTTCATGTTTTTTACCAAAGCATTATAAACTCCCCCATCAGCCTCTTTAATTACTTGTGAATTAAACGAAATGAGCTCCAACAAATCATTTAGTTCTCTCATCATATTCATAACATTTTGATTTTTTAATATGATATTTATCTTTGCTTGCGAGCCTTTATTGTTATTAAATACTGGCTTTAAGTAATATAAATTATCATCTACATATCCATCAAGTTCCCTTTTTTGAATCAAATCTTTAAGAATGGTTATGGTTTTTTCAAGAACTCCATTGTCTATTTTTCTCTGGAATTCTTTTGCTCTATTAATATCATTTACATCACTTAAAACAATTTGAACTTTTCCAGGAAGAATTCCAGATAAATTAGAATCCTTACTAAAATCTAAAACGTTTACATTTTGCGCTTTTACTGCAGGAGATTCGCTTACGAGAGAAACAGATTCAACATCAGATATTTCATATTCAGGACGACCAAGCAAGCGAAAAGTTCTTCCTTTAATGACAAATCCATTTTGTAAATAATTTGACCTGATAGTTTCCCAATCAACAGTATATTTCTTTAAATCTTCTAATACCTGAAATTGGAAATCAGTACTAATGTTATCTATTTTTTTAAGAACTTTTAGATTAATCTTTTTGTTACCGTCTCCAGATATTACAACAGTCCAGCCAACTGGAACAGAAATTAATGCTATATCACTTACATTTTCTTGTTCTGATGTATAATTTGTTTTACCTAAAATTCCGTTTTTATAATCAACCCATTTTCCTGATATAAAATTATCCTCTATGGCTTTAAAATTCTCATTCGGTGCACTATATACTTCTCCTTGGAATATTCCATCTTCCTCAAAGTATGACCTTTCTCCAGAAAAGTTTGCACCCTTAAAAGTTCCATTATTCCAGGTGCCCTGAAATTCTATTTTTCTCTTTTTTATGACAATATAGGAAGCTCTAAATTTAACATCTGGCTCAAGAATCCATTTCATGTCTGGCTCATACCAAGTATCTTCTATATATGGATTTGCAGTTCCATCAGTGGCAAATGTATAAACAAAATTTCCATTGATAAAATAATTACCCTGGTTATTTTTTGCAAGTGTTCTGACTTTTGGCGCAGCGTGTCCAAAAATTTTATCAAATAATGCTTCGTTTTGTTGAGAAATTTCTTCTATTTTTTTTAATGAATCCATGACTTTTTTCATTTTTTATAAATAGTTAAAATTTTCCCTTACTTGACTTCGCTTTATTCATTGCTTTTTTTTCAGCTTCATTTTGTTTATCAATCTCTTCTTTAATTCTTCTAATGTGCCATTTTCTTTCTACAACAGGCATTAACATAGCATCGGCTCTTGTAATTCCTTTGCCATAATAAGTAATTAAAAACATTTCCTCGTATATGGTTTGCTTGTAGTTTGAAGGGAGTGAAAGAAAACCATATCCAACCAATACGGTTTGTTGGAATTCTTCTCCACAAAATGAACATTCCATTGTAATTTTTTCTTCTACGCCGACTTCATTTTCTTTTATAAATTCCATTATTGAATCTACATGTTTTTTGGGAAGTTTCCTTATGATTTTTTTAATTTTTTCTTTATCTGTAATTCCATTAATAGAATCTATGTTATAGACAAGAGACAGCGTTTTCTCTTTTTTTACCTTTGTTTCAATCCCATCATCACTTTTAAACACAAAAAAGTCTTGTTCCGTCTCATTTTCATATTTTTCTATTTCTTTTGCAAAAGTCATCGGAGATATTATAAACTCCATCTCAATTTCTGGAATAAAAATAACATATTTTCCATCATCATTTGGGGCAACCTTTTGCTTTTTAAACTCTAAGCCAGAAAGCTTAAATTCAGTTTCAAATTCTTTATCACAATGAGGACAGGTGGGTTTTAGTTCTACAACGTCTCCATAAGATGTAGACCTTAAAAATATCAATATTGCTTGGAAATCACTTAGAAGAAGTTCTCTAACATTAATGTCATCCAGTATTAAATCTCCCAAAATAAGTTCAATGCCCCTTCCAGACTCCATTAACATTGATTCGCATAATATGTGTTCTTCAACTGCAGTTAAATATCGTATTAACAAAGATTTGTTTTTTCCAGCATAATATACTCCCTTGGAAGGAAGATTAATTATGCTAAATTGACGGGATAAGTCAAATTTCTTTTTATTAAGCTTCTTGACTTCTTTTTTTAAATCATAAAATCCTTCCAAAAGAATATTCGCATTTTTTTTAAATTCTTCAAATGCTTGTAAATATTCTTTTTCTTCGAACATTATAGGTCTGCGTTAGGATAGAATAGTCTATAAGTCATTGGAACATCATCTTCATAATGATGGCCACAATTTGTACATTCTAATTCGTAATTAAAGTCAATTCCTGGAGAAATAAGTCTTGTATATTCTCTAAAAACCAAAGAATCTTTCATTGGCATAGCAGAAACAAGTTTAGAAATATAAAGTTTATCTCTATTTCCTTCTACTTCCATAATCTGCAACCTATATCTTTCGGTAACGCCCTTTGAAACTTTGTAAGTTGAATTTCCACTCTTTTTGGTAGTTTGAGTGGCTTTAGAAATTTTATTTTCATCCTTTCCATTCAAAAGTCTAAATTTAATATTCTTTTTTATAACTGGAAGGAAAAAGTCATATTCTCCCTTCCCATCAGGCTGGTTTTCCAAATATTTGAGTTTTAACTTGCTTAAGTCAATAGTTGGCTCATATTGTTCTCCACAACTTGGACAGGTCATTTTTCCAGGTTTATATTCTTCTCCCATACCAGTTCTTCTGACATGGATTAAAACTGTATTTCTATCACCAACAATCATATCATCTGGTTTCAAATCCTTATCTACTACAACGATTTGAAGTAATGCGTCGAGTACTCTCCCACTTTTAATAAGTTCTGGAGAAAATAATACGTCATCTTCTTCAGCAGTAAGATATTTAATTTTTACGGTTTTCTTTCCATTTGGATAAAAAACACCTAAAGAAGGGAGTTCAATTTCTTCGGTTGGTACAATAAATTCGTTATCAATAAATTGCTGTGGAAGATTTTGTTCAACAGGTTTATTTTCTACTTTGTTTTGTCCAACAATGATTCTTTTGTCTTGATTTTCGTTTTCCATAATTATTTAACTTTACATTAGTTTCTAATAATTATAGAAAAATAAAAAAACAAAGTAAATAGAAAAACTTTTTTTGTTTTCCTAAGTTTTTATAAAAAATTATGCAACAGGTGCGGTTGGAGCGCCTGGAGCGACTGGACTTGCTGCGGTTTTAGATGATGCAGATGTATTCTTTACCATATTATCAATATTGGTAATGTTTTCTTCGGCCTTTTGTATCTGGTCTTCTAATTCTTTCACACTATCAACAAATTCTTTTGATTGTTTATTATATTCAGCCCTTTTCATTGTTTTTATCTTATTGTCTTCGGCTTTTCCTCCTGGTGCCTGTGCCAATTCTGGGTCTTGAACTTGTGAAAATGTTTTATTTAACTTTAACATTTTATCTTTATTTAAAAGCTGCCTTGCCTTTTCTCTTTTTAGATTAGCTTGCAGTGCGTCTAATTGAGCAATTTGCTGAGTTTTAATATCTTCATAATTCTTTATGGTTTCCGCTGCATTTTGCTCAGCAATTACTTTTGTTGTTGCTTCAACTTCTCCTTGAGAGTTCAACTCAAATAGCCTTTCTATTTGTTCTCTGATATATTTTCTTAACAAATTTTTCATATTATAGTACTATTTGTTTCATTCTTTGTTTAACCTGATTATAATTATGTTTTAAATCATTTTCCCAAATTCTTTCTATTTCATATCCCAACCCTTTGGCTAAAACATTTTTATAAGCATCATTTTTTGCAGCTCTTCTTTGCATGGCATTTTGCTCTTCAAACACCTCTGGGTTTCCATGCCAATAATCGCCATCTATTTCTATAAGTATATTTTTTGAGGGAATGTAAAAATCATAAATTTTGCCTCCAACAATTTTTTGGGGAAGAATTTTAATTCCTAATTCTCTCATCATTTTTTTAAACTCCCTCTCTGGCCAAGTCATTTTTCTTGACATTTTTTTTGCCTGCTTTTCAACAAACTTTGTTTTTTTAGCTGCATACAAAGGAGAATATGCTTGTTTTTTAATTCCCCTTAATATTCGAGCAACCTTTTTCTTATCACTGTCCATTGGTTTGTTTTTTCATAAATATCACAAAAAAGTTATAGTTTTAAATTTTAGACTGTATTTATAAAAAACGTCTTATTTTAATAACTATGGACTCAAAAACTGTATTAATTGGAACAATTATAGTCTTTATAACATTTTGTATAATTTACGAATTTCTAAAAGAAAGAAGTAAAACTAAAAAAGAAAAAGCTAACAGAGACGAACAAAATGATTTTTTTAAAAAAATTGGAGTACAATTACTTGAAAATTCAGCGGTTAATAAAGAATTACTAAGATACTTAAAGGTTTCCAGTCAAAAGTATACAGAGGAAATTACTGAATCTCAAATGAGAATAGTGATAGAATCAATATTTGATAATTCTCAAAATGAAATTCTGAATTATGTCTCAAAAATTATGAAAGAGAACCATATTAAAGGAAACGAAAAAGAAATTGTAATTAAAATAAAATCATTCGTAAGTAATAGATACCACAAAGATTCCTTGTTACTAAAAGAATTTAAGTTCAGAGAAACAACATTGTATGAACAAATGAAGTCCGAATGGAAAGATTACGTAAATGAAATCGTTATTGGTTGCGTAATTAAAGAAAAGGGGGAAAAAGCTCTTCAGGGAGCTTTACAAAATGCTTTTGACAGTTTCAAATTCGATATTATAGACCGTTGTTAACATATACTTCAATTTCTTAATTATCTGTTTCTAACACCAGTGTATTCTGTCGCCTTTACTCTCTTAATACTTACAGCAAACCTCCATAATCGTCCAAAGTCCATTATATCGAGAAACTGAACGTCTCTCCAGTGACACAAACCAAAAAGGCGAATCTTCTCTTGGTATAGACAGTGTAAGACAGGGCAACAGAAATGCGGAACTGCAACCGTTATTTTAAAACCAGAATCCCACGTGCTTCAGCCGTGGGAGTATGTCAAATCAAATAATTTAATACAGATTGCCAGCTGGGAAATTTTGCACTTCCAAAAGGAATGATTTCCCAGATTGGAGTAAGCAAACCATGTTGTGGTAAATCATCTATCAAATAATCTCCCCTCAATAAAGTTTTATCGCATGACAATATTAATCGTTCACATTCTTTAAAACCAAAATACTTTTCAATCCAAATTCTTTTTTCCGTATAAGAAAGAGGATTATGCACAGACGGACGGCTTAATATAAAAACCTCGTATTTTTCTTTAAGTTTTTTGTAGGATTCAACAGCGCCGTCAATAGGTGGAAGGTTTTCAAAAAATTTAAACTGACTCTGTGGGAATAAAATTCTTGGTTCTTTGGAGAGTGCCCTTTGTTTTGACCCCTCAAAGTCACACAAAACATCATCCATGTCAATATATACCGTTTTCTTTTCCATATTACTTTATACGTTTAATCTTAGCGTTTTGTTTAAAATTTATAAAACCTTTTGCATTTTTTACAAATTCAGAAATGTAAACCCCTTTATTTTGTGCATTTGCTTTAATAAAGTCATACATATCTCCTTCGACTTTTTTCCTTGCTGGAAACACTCTAAGACTTGTTAAACTAATTCCATCCCCAACTCTTAAATTCAAATAGGTTCCTCCCTTTTCAGACATAGCACCTTGCACTGTATCTAAGTAAAAAAAGTAATAATCATTTTCAGAAAAATTAAGAATACTTTCAATGATTCTTCCAGTTTTTTGATAAAGTTCATTTTTTAGTGCTGCTACTTCTTCAATCTTTTTTAAATCAAAATTACAGACCTCAACAAATTCTCTTGTTTTTTGAATTGGGGTTGTAGGGGCAAATGAATCACTTTTTACCACTGTGTTAAACTCCACCGAATTCAAATCAAAAAGTGCCAATTGCCCTGGAATTTCTTTCTTTTTCTTTTTAGACTTTAGTTCAATTAAATAATCTCTCGATTCTGACCAATCATCAAAAACCCCAGCCTTAGCACAAACCTCAAATGCCTTTTTATTAAAAGTTGAGAAGGGTAAACTAAAAAACTTGTGTAATTTTATTGTTTCGAATTTTTCTCCTGCTCTTTCCAGAAGTTCTGTTAATTCTTTATATGCCTTATCTCCCAATCCATTAATTCCAGAAAAACCCATAGAAATTTCTTTTTCTCCAGTCATAGTCCAATTCCACCCAGACCTTCTCGAAGGGGGGGCAATTGTAATTCCCTTTGACATTGCTGATGCAATTGCAGATGCAATCCACTGTTTTTCTTTTTCTTTATCGTTGTTTGATTTTATATGATTTAACAACGCTGTATAAAATTCTGTGGAATAATAATGTTTTAAAAACAATGTTTGGCATGCAATATAACTATAACAAACGCAATGACTTTTATTGAATGAGTATCCCAAATATTTAATCATCCAATTTTTAATTTGTTCCATTACTGCAACGTCATATCCATTTTTGGATGCTCCTGTTAAAAATGTGCCCCAATATTTTGAAAAATTTTTATATGCTCCACTGTTTTTTTCATCATCAGTTAATGTTTCACCCCTCGCTTCTTTGTCAATAAGTTTTGCAGCCTTATCCATATACCTTCTCAACATATCGCCTTCCCCAAGACTCATTCCGCCAATTTTGTTGGCGATAAACATTACTTGTTCTTGAAAAATAAGCACTCCGTTTGATTCTCCCAAAATTGACTCAAGACTGGGATGAAGATATGTAATTCCTTTTGGGTTAAATTTATTTTTTACATAATCGTGGTGAGCCCCGATACCCATTGGCCCTGGACGATAAAGAGCATTGGCGGCAACCAATTCTTGAAAATTTTCCACCTTAATCCCTTTAATCAAAGCATTCATCCCAGGACTTTCAAACTGAAACACGCCCTGATTAAGTCCCAATCTAAGTTCGTTATAAATATTTTGGTCAGATAAATCCAAATAGTCTACTTGGTCTGTTACATCAATTCCTTTGCTTTTTTTAATCAGCTCAACAGTATCTTTAATAACGTTAAGGGTTTCCAATTTAAGCATATCAAGCTTTAATATGCCAAGTTCTGATAAATCTTTCCCGCTACCATCAGCTTCTGAAAATGCCGTTACAATACTTTTGTTAGAAGCAATTATGTTTGTTGGAATGTCATTCCAACATTCAGACGGAGTAATCACAACACCAGCGGCATGCTGTCCTATTCCCCTAATTTGCCCTTGAAGTTTTAAAGTTTGTTCGAGGATTCTTTTATTTGATGAGTCAGTTAACCATTGGCGCACTGCTGGGGAACAATCTTTTTCATTTGGCCATTGTTCGAACCAATCTTTGAGAGTAAAATCAACTTTTGACCACTCTGGCATTTCTCTGGTTACTTGAAATACAACAGAGTTATATCCAGTTGCGTCTTCACCGTGATGAGCTCTTACAACATCTTTTATGCATCCCTTTTCATTAAAAGTTGAAAATGTAGATACGTGCAAAATTCTATTCCTGCCATATTTTTGAATAAGAAATTCTTCATTTATATGGTCTGTACCAGTCATATAATCTATGTCAAGGTCAGGGGGGGACATTCTCGTTGGATTAAGAAAACGTTCAAAATAAAGTCCAAATCTTATGGGGTCAACTTTTGTAATATCAAGGCACCATGTAAGAAGACATCCTGCAGCTGAACCACGTCCAGGTCCAACATCATATCCTTGATTTCGATAATTCCTAATTATTTCCCAGTTAACAAGAAAATAATCCAACATTTTCTTGTCTTCAATTACGCCAATCTCATAATTTAAACGGTCTACATATTCTTTAATTTTATCATTGTCAAGTTGAACAATGCCGTTTTCTCTATATTTATTTAGTTTCTGTTTTAACTTTGAAAAGGCAATCTTTTTTATAATTTCTGTAACTTCGCTGGAGCCACAAATTTTTACAACATCTTCTGTTGGTTCATATCTTGGATATTTTTCAATTCCTGTTTCAAAATCAAAATCACACTTGTTTGCCACCTCAAGCGTGGTCTCTAAACAAGAATCAATAAAGTCATGTCTATAGTCATATCCAAATTGATAATTGAAATTATATATATCTCGACTACTACTATAAAATAAACTCCTTGTATTTAATTTGAAGGAGTTACCAAGTTGACTTTTCTGATTTATTGCTATTAATGTATCTTGAAGTTCTGCATCTTCTGGAAATGCATAATGAACGTCTGCGGTTATAATAATTTTAACACCATATTTCACAGACATTTCAATAATAAAACTATTATAATATTTTTGAGCACTGAGTTCATTTAGTTGAATTTCAGCATAAAAATCTTCTCCAAATGCTTCCTTAATTTTCTTAAAATATACTTCAGCTTCTGCGGCTTTTTTATCCATTAAAAGCTTTCCGAAATAACTACCTATACAAGAAGTTGTAACAATTAAACCCTCCTTGCATTCCAACAACCACTCGGTTTTTATTCTTCCCCTTTTGTAAAATCCTTCCGTAAAAGCTCTATATGCTAATTTATTTGCATTTATAAACCCTTGTTTATTTTTTACGAGAATAATCTGGTGGGAATTTCCGCCCTCATATTTCTTTTCTTCAAAATCCCCCATATTATCATTTACATAAGCCTCAAATCCTATTATTGGCTTTATGCCAGCTTTTTTGCACTTCCTCCAAAATTCAAACGTTCCAGATAGTGTTCCGTGGTCAGTAATGGCAATAGCTGGGTGATTATATTTTTTCGCCAACTTAATGTAATTATCAATACTTCCACACCCATCCAGGATACTATGAAAAGTATGAAGGTGAAGATGAACAAATGATTTAAAAGCATCCCTATCATAGCTTGCCCCAGTTGCAGCCCTAACATCAACTAATTGATTCTTATCTATTTGTACATTGGAGTCTCTGAGGTCAATCTTATCTATATCAATTTTACCCATTGATTTATTTTTAATTTTAGCAAATATAAGGAAAAGTTACAATATTTCATAAAAAAACCAGAATAAAATCTGGCTTAACTATAATCACTTTTACAATCCTGTCTTTGTCGGATAATGTTTTTTTTAATTTTCTTCCCCAACTTTTCTATGTTTTTCGACTTTTTTCTGATAAGAGAACTCCACTTTCTTGATGTGGGTCTTTTTATAAATTTCTCTACATCTTTTTCTAGTTCGTCAATTAACAATTTACATTTTTCCCAATCATTTTTTAGGTTATAAAAATCCATTATTCTTCTTTGTTGATTATTTTATCCAAGTCATCGAATATTTCTTTAGTTTTCTGATTGTTCTTTTCATTATTTTCAAATAAAACATCAGTTTTTGGTTCTTCGCCTTCTTCTTTAATGATTGCTTTTTCTTTTGGAATGTTTACGCTATTTATGGTTTTATCAAGAGACTCCAATAATTGTTTGGTTTTTATATTCATTGATTTGTTCTTTTTAACCAATACATTATCTTCTTTTTTCTGTTTCTCTCTCATTAACTGAATAATTTCTTCATCAGGGCCAAGCAGTTCATTAATAAAGCCATTCATTCTTTTGTCAGATTTTTTCATAAATCTAACAATTTTACCTTCTGCCAAAGGAGCTTCTGCACCACCTTCTGCACCACCTTCTGGAGCACCAGCTTCTGCACCAGCTTCTGCACCAGCTTCTGCACCACCTTCTGGAGGTGCACCAGCACCAAGGTCTAATCCTCCGCCAAGACCGCCGAGGCCACCACCTCCGCCACCTTCTGCACCACCTCCTGGTGATTCTTCGCCTGGGGCACCGCCACCACCTGCTGCTGCAGCTGCGGCTGCATCTGGGTCTTCATATCTTTCATCCAATTCATCAAACAACCCAATTTTCTTATATGTTTCAACAGCACTGTCAATCTCAGCAAAAATTTTCTTTTCAACTTTTTTCTGCTTCAACATAAGTTTAATATCAGATTTTGAAAATCCTAAAACATTTTCCATAGCCCATGTATAAGACGCAGGAGCTGTAGCTTCAGTATTAAAGAATTCTTTGAAAACTTCTAACCTAGCCTTCATTGTTTCCAACTTTAACAATTCCTGTTGTGTTGAAGGGTTGGTTAATGTAAGGTGGAAATTATCTAAATCGTCTTCAAATCCCAAAAAATACAAATGAACATTAGCAATTCTTCTAAGCTCTAATAAAATAGCTTCCTGAATTGAATTGATTGTTCTTGAAAATCTGATGTCTGCCTGAGAAAGTGTACTTCCACCTGGCATTGATTCACCAAAATTCAAATATGGTTTGGGAACCTGAAGTGCTGCAAATAATTTATTTTGTAAGTATTCAATATCATGAATGTCTCCTAAATTTGATGCACCTGGTAATGTTTCAATTTTTGAAGATTTATCTCCTCTGATTGGAATCCAGTAATCTTCCGTTACGTTTTCTGGGTCATATTTTTGAGCCATATTCCCAGTTTTAACATCAATAATTGGTTGTTTCTTAATTTGATTCTGAACTTTACTTATGTATTGTTTTACATCAGTATCAGGCAAATTACCAACTTCAACGTAGAACACTCTTCTTTCTGGAGCCCTTGTAATACGATAAACCAACATTGCATCTTCTGCAAGCTGAAGTTGTTTCCATAATTTTCTGCTGGAATCAAGAATTGAACGGCCGTATGGGAGTTTTCTGCTATCTTCTAATAATCTAAAATGTGCTACTTGCCATTCTTCAAAATAATCGCCAGTAGTTTCCCACCTAAATCTTATAGAGCTGGTTCTTCCGTCATACCCTTCTTCTCTGTGAACTTCTTCCATTGGAAGTGTAAGGAAATCATAAATTCCAACTTCTCTATCAATTTGCAGTAAAACGAAATAGTCACCATATTTTACAAGGTCTCTAATCCAGAGTCTCATATTAAAGTCAACATTCAAAACGTTTTTAAATAAATCATTTAAAACTTGTTTGACTCTTTTGTTCTCTGAATAAATTTCAAGAATATTTCCTCTTTCACTTCTTGTCAAACATTCATCTCTGATAATGTTTAATGCTGCTGCTATTTCTGGAGTTCCGTCCATAGCTCTGAAATCCTGATAGGCACTTATTCTATCAGTGTCATAATAAATTGTTCTTGTGTATAAATCATGAGCAATTTTGGTAACCTGCCAATCCAAGAATTGCTGTTGCATAGTTTCAACCCCAGATTTTGGGTCAAGACTTGGCATGGTTTGGGTAATGCTCATACCTGGAGCATTTGGGTTTATTGTGTCTTTTTTCCTTCTATTGGAACTTATCGCATCTAATACCCCCCCAAAAATACTCGCTCTCTTTTTTTTATTGTCCGCCATTTTTTGTCTATTTTTAATTAAATATAATAAATTTGATTTTAAAATCAAGTCTTTTTAACAGGAGATAATAACCAACTAATATCGTCGCTATCATCCTGATTATTTTGTTCTTTAGATAAATCATTAAAGAATATTCCTCCAGCATCTGGGGGAATATCTGAAACATTTTCATTTGTATGATTTGAGGAAAAATCATTTCCAACAATTGTTTTACTTATATAGCCTATTGCATCAAGCATTCCTTTATACATTTCTTTTGTTGCAGCAGCATTTTGATATTCAGTATCTCTGATAAACAGTCCAATTGCCAAAGCAAAAATTAAGTCATCATTTTTTCCTCTTTCGGCTTCTGGTCTATCACCATTTTGAATAAATGTTCTAAACTCATTCATTATATGTTTAGAATAAATTTTCAAAGTTCCTTCTCTTAAGTGAACTCGTAAATTATTCACAACAAGCGGTCTGGTTCTTTTTGTTGTTTGGAATCCTGGGATAACTTCATTTTCCCCAACTTTATAATCATAAGGTCTAACATATATTTCCTGAATATTCTTTGAATAATACATTCTACCGTAATTCATTTTTCTATTTAAATCAATAGCTGTAGCTAAACCAAAACTATTGCACTCAACAACAAGATATGCTTCTCCGCAATCCATTGCTGAATTAAAAATTACATGAGCAAATAAATCAGGGGCAACTTTATCTCTGTATTCTCCCGCTATTTCTAATGTGTCTATATCAATTATCTCAATAGTAGAGTAGTCCGTGCCATCGCCCCTTGCTACGTCACAATTATGAGTAGTTATATGGTGACACATAAAAGTATGAGTATCACATTCAAAATTATAAACTTTTCCTGTAAACTTACTCTTTTTAATATCTTTTATTTTAAAATAAATAAATTCTTCATCATTACTAAAATGACAAGAACTTATAATTCTTTTATTTTTATTATAAAATTGTGAAATATCAAATTTATTTAATTTTATATCAGTTTTATCATTTAATAATTTTACCAGCATTAAGCTATCAAAATTAAACAAATTTAAACTATAACATTTTTTAGAACAAACTTCTCTTTCTTTAATTATTTGTATTTTAGCATCTCTTAATTTGTGTATCCCAGAAATTATTCCAATAGAAAATAAAATGTCCTGAAAAGATTCTAATAATGTCAAATTTATACTTATAAAAGATATTTTTGAATTTTTCTTATTATTTTTTGTTGTTTCCACCCAACATCCATCACTATCAAAATATCCTTTAATTAATTCTAATTTGTATTCTTTTGAAATATATTTAACCCATTCGCTTATTTTTTTTCCATCTGAATATTGTCCAAAATTTTCCAATAAAAAATAATACAATTCTTTACTATTAAAGGTGATTTCATATGCTGAATCTTTTTCTGTTATTGAAATTGTTCTATTAAAAAGCTCATTAATTATTTTTTCAATTTTTTCAACATAAAAAAATTCTTTTTTATTAAAACATAATAATATAGAATAACTATCTTTATATTTACCTATCCACCCATCTCCCAACCACATACCAATAAACCACCAAAAATTTTTGTTGTCTATAGGAGAATTTATCACAAAATCTTTTCTTACATTATTATTAAGACACCATTTTTCATTTATATTAATATCTAATTCTTTTTTATATGTATTTGGAACTTTAATCCAATCTCCTGTTTTTAAGTTTTCAGTTTTAGTGTATTTAAAATTAAAATCCCAATATCTTTTCCCTTCTTTTTTTGTAGCTGAATCATATAATCTTTTAGTTTTGTTATTTTGACTAACTAAAATTGGGTGTTCTTTAGTAAATGTTGTTGTCCTATATGTATTATCAACTTTAATTTCAAACACATCTTCATCAACAACATCATATATTTGTTTATTTATTACATTAATATAATTGCCATTTTCATCAACTAATTTATCACAGAAAGTAACATCTTGAATTTCTTTAAGTCCATCATTTGTTAAAACCATTTCTTCTGGTAAAAGACATCCAAAAATGTATTTATGTCCTTCCACATATGGTTTATATATTACAAAATTGGTTTCATATGTAACAAACCTTTCTCCAGGTTTATTCTTGTAATCATAATATGTTTTATTTTTTTCAATTAATTTGTATTCGTCTAAAAGTAAACGTTTTTCATATTTACTAATGAGTTCATTTTCGATAGCCAAACGTTTTGACCCCTCAAATGATAAGTCAAGTTCTTGTGAAATCTTAACCCTATCAAACTGCATTCTTTTGCATTCAGACTCATACCAAGGACTCCAATAAGTCTTTTCTCCACTTTCATTTTCTCTTAATTCAAGACCTTCTGCACAATATGGGTTTTGTGTCCAATGTACTTTCGTTGGCACAAAATCATCAGAATTAAAATCATTTTCCTTTTTTTCAGCTTCAGACCAAATTGAATAATATAAATTAGAAGTTCCATTTGGGGTAGAAACCATGATACATTTTCCTTGAGTTGCAGATAAAGCTAAACCAGCTGCCATCCAAATTGTATCAGCATTTTCAATAAAAGCAGTTTCATCAAGAACAAGAAGTGTTAATGAGTCTCCACGACCAGCTTCTGGACTACTTGCTTTAGCTTGGGCGTATGAATTATTTTCGAGGCTAACGTATTTTTGATTGCAAATAACAGTGTTCCCCTTACCAGGTTTTAACCATTTTGGAGTATAGTTTATAAATTGTTTTACTATAGAAAGGAACCTAATAGCACCGTCTCCGTCATTAGCAATAATTAATATTTTTTCATCTTTTCTAAACATTAATCTCCAGGCAACATATCCCGCAGTAATTACCGACAAACCAGTCTGGCGACTTTTTAAAACAACATTATTTCTATGTTTATGGAATTTGTAAACGCAGTCTTCTTGATACTCGAAACACGTCATTTTTTCAACACGCTGTTTGTGTGCATCAAAAACGTACCCATAATTGTTTAAGAAGTATATGGGGTCAGAAGCACAATAAATAAATTCTTTTTGATAATTATTAAAATCCATAGAACTGCTATATTATTATAAATAGTATAAATTTATTGAATTTATACATATACAGCACTTTCCCACCCACTTATTCCTAAAATGGCCTGATGTAAATAAGGCAGAATATCAGCTGATAATCCCATATCTTGAGGTATTGGAAGAATAATTTCAATAGACTGTAATGGCATCTTCCCATCATTAAAAGTTTCTTTGTTTAAATATCCATTTAATATTACGTGTATTCCATCTGATACAGTTTCTGGTATAACTCCATCAATCAGTGGCATATTATTCTCAGCTCGCTGCTGAATCCACTCTTTTCCTATTTGTAACATAACCGAATATGCCGCAAATTCCCAGTGTGTAACTATTACACCTGTGTTCATTGTTTTTTCTAAATGTAATCCCATAATTATTAAATTTTAAATTCCTGTTATTGTAAAATAATTCATATTACCTACACCACAAAGTCCCCCAGTAATAATTTCTTTTCTTACAGTTGCTAAATCCATCCACGGAAAATGATAAAGTAATCCAGAAGTATCTGATATATTCTAGTTTATTATATTTCTTCAATATCAATGACTGAATTATAAGGGTTTGATGCTGGTGTACCAGTTCCTATGGTTAAATTTTTTCCATTTCCTGATATATCAATACCAATATTATTATAGCCAGTAAGTGGATAAGAAGCAAATAAACTGCTTGTATCAAATGAGTTGTAAATTTTCATATTTCTAAAACCGAACTGAGCTGAGTTCCAGTAAGAACCTCGAAGTGACATAACAGCTCCAGCTGTTGTTCCACTTGCTTTTGCTGATGTATCTATAATTGACGTACTTTCAACTCCATTAACAGATTGATACCAATTTACACCGTCAGTAGCTACTGTAATTTTATATGGAGTATTAAGAGCCATAGTTGGAATTACTGTTTTTGAAACAATTATAGTTGTGGTATTACAAATGGAAAAATCAAGGGTGTGAGTTGAATAAAGTACTCTAAATGAAACACCTGGATAATATGTTAAGTTTCCTGGTATACCAGTGAATAAAAGATTATCACCGCCTCCAGTACCTACACCCCAGCCATAAGCAATCATTTCAAAATCCCACCTAAATACACAAGTTTGATGTATCCAGTCGTACATAGCTTTATTTGGTGCGGCAACTAATAAATATTTTGACCAAGGATTATATGTTTTTAAAGCATTCCTATTATTGTTTTGAACCGTAATATCTTTAAATATATTAGTTGATATGCCATTAACAATATTAATTTTATTTTGATTAGTCATTGGTAAAGATAAAAATGGAACAGTGAAATTGCTATCACTAAAAATTTTAATATTTCGCATATTACAATTTGCAGCATATGATGAAGACCCCGCATATGCCCCAATCCATAATAAATATGTTGTTGTTGCTCTGGGGATAAATGTACAATTAACCCACCCACTATCATATATTTGGGTATTTGTGTCCATATTAAATTGAATATATCGAACTTGAGTGCCATTAGCTTGTACTGTCATTCTATATCTTGTACCTAAAGTTATAGTAGCGCCAGCAATATTTGCCCCATATGCCCCAGAACCATTACAAATGTAAAAACGAATTTGAGTGGTGTTAAAATAAACAAAAAAACCAAAATGTGAAGGATTACCTGCTGTTGACAGCGGTCTTCTTATAATTGTTAAAGCAAATGGTTGAATTTCAAAACTTATTGAGAATATTCCATCATTCATCCAACCAAATGTGGATGTTGTTCCATAGCTACACATAGAACTCGTCCCATTAAAATATGACCAGTTTTCACTCTCTAATTGATTAACCACAACTGGCAAAGTACCTGCATTATGAACTAATCCTCCAATTACATCAGTGCTTACCGCATTTGTGTCTTGAAGTGGCGTAAAGAATACTAATTGATTGTTCTTTGTTATTTTGAGATTGCGGAGATAGTGATATCCATAAGAACCGATATAATTACCTATTCTTAGTGTCGAATTTCCATTAGTCATTCCGTTGTATATACCACGTGAACTATGTGTATGAGAAGTGTTTAAAATGTTATTAATGTATAAATTCATTCCTGAAAAGGTTTTTGAACCATCATAAGTAAATCTTATTTTATAAGGAACATTAACTATAAGTGTGGGGCTTATTAATTGTATATAAGCTGATATATTCGGATTAGTTAATAAGAATAATAATTTTGCGGCATTCGTATAGACAACCCATTCTCTAGTTGATATACTATCAGATTTACTTATAACTCCCCTTGAAATAGCTTCATTTTTATTAATAACAATGTTGAACTCAATCTCAAACGGAATATCATTAACTCCATCAGTAAAACTAAAGATGTCATCATCAGCATATTCAATGTATGAAGTTGAACCATTGAAATATGACCAAGTATTATTTCTAACTAAGGCATTCTCCGATTGATTAACCACAACAGGCAAAGTACCAGCATTATGAACCAATCCCCCAATAACATCTGTACTTACAGCATTTGCATCTTGCAATGGGGTAAAGAATACCAGTTGGTTATTTTTTTTTATTTTGAGATTGCGAAGATAACAACCTGTAAAAAAATTATTGTAGGTTTTTGCAATACGTACAGGTATATTTCTATTTACCATTCCCGTATATGTACCGAAAGTATTTGTCGTTGTAGATTGTAAAACATTATTCAGATAAATATTCATTCCAGCAAGTGTTTTACTAGCGTCATAAGTAATTTTAACTCGGTATGGAGTATTTAAAGTTAAAGATGATACAGTAGTTTTTTGAATTCTGTTAAGAGCGGATGTATTGGAAATAAAAAATACAATGTTTTTAGTCGAATTAGTGGCAACAGTCCATTCACTATCAGATGCACTTGCAACTTTACTTACAATATAGGTAAAATTTCCAAGTGGAGTTAAAATAATATCAAACTCAATCTCAAATGGTAAATCATTTACACCATCTGTAAAACTAAATATGTCATTATCAGCATATTCAATGT